CAACTATCGAAAATATCCTTACTGGCGGAATTACTGTAGATGATTTCCAGCGCCAGCAACGAGTAATGGCAAAGCAACGCTACGGACACCTGTCTGAGTTGATTGACCAAGGTGTAACCCTTGAAGACTTGGCATCGAACTATAGGCAATCCGCTGCGAAACTTCTTGAAATCGACCCGAACCAAATCGACATGTCACAAGGCGAATACGAAGTTGCTTTGTCTTTTGGTGAGGAAGGCAAGAAGCGTGCAATGACCACGGGTGAATGGGAGAAACTGTTGCGTACTGATGCACGTTACGGTTGGGAAAAGACAGAGAATGCCAAGTCTGAAGCACGTAGTTTGGCATCCAATATCGCAGAAGCATTCGGAAGGATTATCTAATCATGTCAATGAGTTTTGGTGATATTAATTTTGGCTTAGACCAAATGGGTGCAGACCTTGCTGCCTATTTTCGAACTCCAGAAGGTCAAGCAAACCTAAGCGCGTCTGGTTTAACAAGCAGCGTATATTTTCAACCGCAAAAACCTCTTGAACCTAAAGCAATCAACACCTACTACGAGGGCAGCGGTGCTGACCGTGTGCAAATCACCGAGTTTGACAACGGTTACATCAAGCGTGTAGCAGCACCACAGGAAAGCATGAGTGATGCTGTAAGCAAGTACATGAAACAGCAGAATGCTTTGGAGTTCCAGCAGGGCGTAGAAACCGCGACCACTATTCTCCAGTCCACGTTCAAGTATTACGGTCTTGAAGACCCACAACTTGTCGGTGACATTAAGACCGCATTGGCTGAACGCCGTATCACAGGCGCATCCAGCATCGATGACATCGGTGTACAGTTGCGGGAAACGGAAGCATTCAAGCGACGCTTCGCCGCAAACGAGGCACGGCTTGCCGCCAAGAAACCAGCCTATTCTGTATCACAATACCTTCAGTTGGAATCTGCATACCGTCAAGCACTCAACGCATCAGGCATGCCAAAAGACTTCTACGACACCCCAGAAGACTTCCAAAACTTCATTGCCAACGACATCTCCCCAGACGAAATCCAATACCGAATCCAACAAGGATACGAGGCTGTCAAAAACGCTGACCCACAAGTAGTCAACGAACTCAAAACCCTCTACGGGCTAGACGACTCCACGCTCGCCGCATACTTCATCGACCCAAACAGAACCAAAGAACAAGTTGTCCGTTCTGCCCGCGCCGCAGAAATTGCTGCACAAGCCCGCCAGCAAGCAGGCATCAGCCTCACCGCACCACAAGCAGAACTACTATCAACCCAAGGTGTCACCGAATCCACAGCCCAAGCAGGCTTCGCAAAAATCAAACAATCAGAAGAACTACTCAACCCGTTGGCTGGCGAACAAGCACTGACCCAAGAAGAACTCATCGCAGGAACATTCGGCACAAGCGGTGCAGCAACACAACGAGTAGCAACAACACGGCGCCGACGTCAAGCCTCATTCGAAACAGGTGGAAAAACAACTTTCGGCACCGTCGGGCAGTAGCCTGATTGCATTCTGTCTTACAACAGGATAATGTAACAAACGATACTTTGAACAGTAGGAACCTGTGCGGGCGCCCCCCGACTCGCACGGCGCATACGGGGTGTACCAATCAACTAAGCAGCCATCACTTCCCTCCGATGTGATGTGGGCAAAAGGAGCGTGCCATAATGTCACAGTTTGACAACTACGACGAAGACCAAATGGAAGAAACCGAAACTCGCAATCCGTTGCGAGCAAGGATGAAGCAACTGGAAAAGGAAAACGCAGAAGCCAAACGGCTACTCGCGGAAGCCGAATCCGAAAGACGAGAACTAGCCTTCGTGAAAGCGGGTATTGACCCAACCTCACCGATGGCAAAGTACTTTGTCAAAGGATACGACGGCGAACTAAACCCAGAAGCAATCCGTGAGGCTGCTGTCGAGGCGCAATTGATTAGTCCACCCGTAGCACCATCCCAAACCGATGAGGCAAAGGCTTGGAACCGAACCGCAAAAATCGCGGCAGGTTCACAAACCGCACAGCCTCCAGTCGATTGGGCGCGACGTTTGGAAGAAGCAGAGTCGCCACGAGAAGTTGAAAAAATTTTGGCAGAGGCACGAGCAGCAATAGATAACTCATAAACCTCTAAACCAAAGGAATACAAAAAATGGCAGGCGAAACAACAACCTCGTCACTGTCCGTAGACCAGGTAGCGTTTGACCGTCTCGCGTACTTCGCGTTGCGTTCAGAACTCCTCTTCGACCAGGCAGCAGACGTACAACCAGTACAGCAGGCAATGCCAGGTACGGGCGTAACATTCACCATCTTCGCAGACATTGCAGCAGCAACGTCAACGTTGAACGAAGTTACCGACGTAACCCCAACAGCATTGTCCGACAGCCAAGTAACCGTAACTCTTAACGAATACGGTAACGCAGTAGTGACCACCGCCAAGTTGCGTGGAACAGCGTTCTTGGATGTTGACTCAGCAGCAGCAAACATCATCGGATACAACGCGGGCGATTCAATCGACCAGGTTGTCCGTGAAGTTCTTGCTGGCGGAACCAACGTTGTTTACGCAACGGGTGGAACCACCACACCAACCAGCCGTGAATCAATCTCAGCAGACGACGTACTCGCCGCTGACGATGTTCGCAGGGTAGTTGCACAACTCCGTGGCGCAAACGTCGCAACGTTCGAAGGTTCGTACATGGGATTCATTCACCCAGACGTATCGTACGACTTCCGTTCAAGCACCGACGCATCGGCATGGCGTACCCCAGCAAACTACGTAAACCCAGAGGGTATCTACAACGGCGAAATCGGCAAGTTCGAATCCGTACGTTTCATCGAAACCCCACGCGCCAAGGTGTTCACGAACGCTTCGAACGGTACCAGTTCAACTGGAACGATTGACGCATACTGCACACACATCATGGGTCGTCAGGCTCTTGCTAAGGCGTTCAGCGTGCAGGACGGCAACGGTGCAGTACCGAAGATTGTCCGTGGCAACGTAACCGACATCCTCATGCGCTTGCAGCCATTGGGTTGGTACTGGTTGGGTGGCTATGGTCGCTTCCGCGAAGCATCACTCCGCCGCATTGAGTCAGCATCAAGCATTGGTGCTAACTAATAACTAACCATAGTTAAAGCAAAAGCCCCTCGTTTCCCCTAAGACGGGAGATGGGGGGCTTTCGTTTTGCTATAGTCTTATAACACGAAAGGTTTACAATGTCGATTTCTAACTACGCAGAATTAGCGTTACTCAATACGCTCCGCAATACTTCATTTGCTGTTGCCGCCACATATGTAAAACTCCACACGGGAGACGCTGGCGAAGCAGGAACAACAAACGCAGCAACCGAAGCCACTCGCAAAGTAATCTCGTTCTCAGCAGCATCATCTGGTTCGATGGCATCATCTGGAACTGTTGAATGGACGAACGTGGCAGCAACAGAAACCTATAGCCATTGGTCGCTGTGGGATGCAGTTACTGCAGGTAACTGTTTGTGGACTGGTGCGCTATCTTCATCAGCAGCCGTGACCGCTGGTGACACTTTCCAAATCACTTCTCTCACGCTGTCGCTCGACTAGCCGCCAGGGGATAACCCCTCATGGCACAATTAGCAGTCACGGGTTTTAGCGAACCGTTCGTAGATACTCGCCCGTTTTATCGAGCAACATATTTCCGTACGGTAGCACGCACCGCTACAGGACCAGGTAACGGTACAGCAGAAAGCGCATCAGGTAGAACGGTCACACGACTAGACCGACTAATTGACTATCACACAGGTTTCTATCAAAACGGTGGACGCTTCTATCTCGGTGTTCGTGCAATTGTTACCGTCACTGCCACAGCATCAGGTACAGGAACAGCATCATCTTTTGCTGCTGTCCTAAGACAGCGTCAAGGAACGGGAAGCGGAACAGGAACTGAAACAGCCATAGCAATCAAGGTGGTAGCACGCCCCGCTACTGGTTCAGGTGTTGGGACGATGGATTCAACGGGGTTGCATATTGCTCCTCGTACAGCATCGGCTAGTGGTGTTGGTTCTGAAAGTGCTGTCGGTGACATCACGCCCGTTAGAACCGCAACTGGCAACGGCACAGGCACATCGACTATTGTTGTCATCCGTGTTGTATTCAGAACTAGCAGCGGCGAAGGTGAAGGCACGTCGACATCGACGCGAATACTCACGGCTATACGCACGGCGGATGGTTCAGGAACAGGGTCAGGGACTTTGGTTGGTGCAAGAACACGCCGAACTACAGCAACAGGTTCAGGCGATGGAACAGCCACAGCCAACTGGGACAAGTCACACATCTTCAGAGTCCCAATAACCGAAGGCTATCCGTTCGCGGCAAGACTCTCAGAAGAATCACCAGACCGACTATTCGCACACACCCCACAAGGTGCCCGCGCCAAAAACCTTTACCGTCTCAGCAATGGAACATACACCACCACAGACCCGCGCAGACCAGAACTCATCACCCGCACCTATCTTGGTGGGCATGATAACTTCTTGACCGACCCAGAAATCGCAGAACTTACCGCAGCAGGCTATGGAAGCAGCATCACCTAATGGCAATCTTCAGACCACCAACCGACAACTTTGTTGTCCCAGTAATCATCAGCGACTACATGGGTGGCTTGCACCTATCAAAAGACCAGCGTCTCGCGAACCGTCTTGGTGGCAGGATAGAAGCATCAGCGCGTGGACGAAACATCTTCTTGCTTACCAACGGAACCTATACCGACAACCAACCATCAAGCCTTGACATGGTTGCCAAAGTGTATTATGGCGGACACGATAACCAGATAACAGCAGACGAAGTAACCGCGTTAACCGCGGCAGGATACGGAGAATACATTTCGTGAA